CAATTCCTTAATTTTGTAATTTAATTGTTATGATACCACTCACAATCATAACACCAACCATAGAAAAAAACATTAACCAGTTTTCATTTCCTACACATGCACCACCACAATCCTCAATGGCACCAACTGCCATGATGGGTGCTAATATAGTAATCAATCCGAATAATGTTACTAAATGATTTTTCATATTAACCTCTCAATCGTCTCTGACTATCCATGTATAAAGGACCAGTCCATTGTATATAATAGTTACCTTCTAAAACATTTCCTCTTGCTGAGTTTAAAGCAGGTTTGTTGTAACCCGCAGCTTTGAAGATATCACCTTTTTTGAATCTGCCATTATCTTTGATATTAACAAATCCGAACACACCTGTGTCATGTACAATCTTGATATATTTCTGACCAACTTTTGTTTTAGTCTTATCATCCCAAGAATCTACTTGTTCTTTCGAATAACCAGATAGTTCTTTTTTACCATTAGAAGTTGACATCCTAATATAATCTTCTTTGGCACCTGCCATCATATTATTAACACCTTCTAATAGTGTTTCTGCGTTTTTCTCTACTTTTATCATATTAACCTCTCTATTGTTTATTCTTAATAATACCACATCTAGGGTTTATTGTCAAGGTATTATTCGAAAAAAGCACTCTGAAAATGTGTTGATTTTCCTACATTTCCTATAAGTTGTATATTCCAAGATACAGATGTTCTAGTTTTGTTCCCTTGTAAAGCAGGTACCCAATGATATAACCAACTAGGAAATAGATAGATTCGGTTAGTTTTAGATGAGTATTGTAAAACTGTTGCGTTATCTACAGTTCCTTTACTAGCAGGCACTATCACATTTGCCTGTACTTTTGGGTCTGCAAAACATATACCAGAAGTTTCCTCTGCGTCTGCATACCATACACCAGACCAAACATTATTACTATGTGTATGTGGTGGATGATACTCACCTGGTTTTAATTTGTTTGCCCACATATCAGTAATACGAATATCATCAAACTCGTATTGTAGATTACCTCTAATAACTTCTTTGTTTGCTTCGATTATATACTCTGCAAATTGTTTGAAGTTATTTGATTTGTGCAAGTCTGGTTTTGATTGCCAATTATTTACTTTTGTTTGTGTACCATTAGCATTCAATATATAAGTTTTATCGTCATCATATTGTTTGTTGATAACTGATAGTAATTCATCGTGATAAGGATAAAAATTATCACATGAAAAAATATGTGTGGGGAATACTCGTTGGTGTTGTAGTCTGCCTGTGCAATATGTCATCACATAATCCAAGTCATTACGCTGTATCGATTTCCTTTAGTTACCTTTTTTACTTCATGATCGTACATGAAATTGCTAGGGAATACAATTGCTGAACCCTGCTTAATTTTTGGTTTGTATGTTTCATCACACATTACAAACTCACCTCCCTCATATGAGTCATTTAAAAATATTAACGATGTTAAGTGTGGATATCCATATTGTTGACCATGACTTTTGTAAATATTATCTACATGGTTTCTCATAAATCCACCCTCTGTATAATGATTTAATCTAAAAGCTGTATATGCAATAGGTGTTATACGAGTATGTTCTTTAATATACTCATCTACACAACCTTTGAAAGCTTTTTTTAATACATCGTAATATTGGTCTTTATCTGTAATCCAATATTCTTTCATACTAACACTATCATTACCTGTATTTTTTGTGTTAGATGAAAAAGTAGAAGTATCCCACAATGCGTTTTGTTCAAAGTATGATATCAAAGCATTACAGGTTTTATCAGTTAATATATTATCAAAAGTTTTAATATACTTTGTTTTTTCCATTACTTCAACTGTGGGTTTACAAATTCATCGTTCCAATTAAAAGCTTCTTTAACCACATCTTTACTTAATCCTTTGTAAACTTGATGTAGTTTTTTATCTTTTGCGTTAATAACAAGTTCAGCTTCTGACTTGTGTAATCCCTCTAACATCTGAATAAACATGTTTTCTTTTTTTGTTTTTGGTGTAACATTGTCACCACCTTTAATAAAGTGATACAATTTTTTTGCTTCAGTTGCTAGTCGTGTGTGGTCTGTTCCAGCAGGTGCATCGTTAGGCATAAAAGGTGGGGTACCTTCTGGCATTGCCCATTCTATTTTAGGGTCAAACGATGATTTAACTATCATCCTTAAAGATGCGTTATTATGCTGTCTAAGTATCTGTACTTTTTGTGCTTTGGTTTTTGCCTTATGCACTTTATCTAATACTTCAGAAAATAACAATGTAGATGAGCTGTTATCCATAACTTGGCCCATATTATTTTTTATTGGTTCTCTTGACATTAAAAGTCTCCTATTGATTCAGTTAACTCTTTTAATTTGTTTTCTATAAAATAAGTTAACAATTTACTTTTGTCGCCATATTTGGCTTCTTGAAAAGTGGTTTTAATATTTTCAGAGACATCACTTGGTATACATTCTAAATCAATGAGAGTTTTATTTCGTTTGTAATTACGAATTACATTATCATTGACAACTTTACCATCGAAATCGCCATCTTTCCACGCTTCAATTTTTTTCTTACTTAAAGGTTTTTGTCTTAAACCTTCTACAAATACATTGTCATTAGACAATACATTTGGCACACCATCAGAGGCATCACCTTTGAGGATGTGTACTCGTATATAGTCGTCTGGGTCTTCACCATTTACAGCTTTTTTAAGTATTGGACTATACTGAGATACGTTAGAATATTTTTGTAGTTGTATGAAATCCTTGTCACCAGATACAATCATAATTTTTTCATTTGGATATTCTTTAACCAAAGTTGCAATTATATCATCTGCTTCTGCACCATGCACTTCAATATGTTTGTAGGGAAAGTAATCTGCTAATTCTTGTTTAATTTTATTTAAACAATTAAAGATAGACTCCCAATCTTTGCCATCTTTGTCTCTGGCCTTTCGTCTATTCTTTTTGTAGTGAGGAAAATAATCTCTTCGCCAATAGTGTTTACTATCCCATGCTAAAACTAATTCGCCATAGTCTTTAACGAATTGAGTTCTATACATACGAATAGAGTTCAATATCATATGACGAACCATACTCTCGTCCACCACATCAGACTTACTCATATTTAATTGCATCATCAAACTAGCAACGCTAATTTGATTCATGTCAAGGATAATCATTATTACCTACCTAATTTTTTAGATCGCCCCATCGGTATTTTGACAGATCGATTTATTTCATTTCCTTTTTTATTTATGTACTCTACAGAAATAAATTTATTCTCTTTTAGGTCTAGTTTGTTTTGTACTGATTTTACTGCTCTTTTAAATCCTAAAGCTTCGATTTTTTCATCAAAACCAGAATCATTATAGAAGTGATACTCTTTATTTTTTGCCATAAATGTCTTTCAATATTTTTTTTATTACTTTAATATCTAAGACATTATAATTTAAAGTACCCGAGTTGTCAAGGGTATTATTCGTCATTACACTATTAATAAAATCTTGTAAAGGATGTGAGTATCCTTTAGTTTGCATTATATAACTTTTTATGGTTTCATTAATAAATGGAAGATATTTTTGAAAACTTTGTGTTCCTAAATCTACTTTGTTGTCACTCAAAGATTGTATCATTTTTACACATATGGCTTCTGTTAGTTCTTCGCCAAACACAAAGTCAGCTGCCATCTTTTCTTTCTTTTCCCAATCTTTGCTTTGATTAGATGCTCTTTTTTTCATAGTCTCTGTAAGAGACCATGGGCCTTTTATGACATTGCTTTTTGTTTTAATATCCTCTTTCATCGAATTGCTTTTGTCTTTCTCTTTTCCACCTTCGGATACCTTGTTCTTTTCTTAATCTTTTTTTCTCTGATGGTTTTTGAAAATATTGTTTGTCTTTATATTCTTGTAAGATACCTGACTCTTTTACAATTCTTTTAAATCGTTTCATTGCTTTCATCAAGTCTTCAGGTTTATCACCTCTTACTGTAACCATTAGACCTTCGTCCTTTGGCCATTTCTTAAATTCTTTTTTCTTAAATGGTTTATTAAAGTTGTGAAAGTTTTTAAATTGCTTTCTGGGTTTGTTGTTTTCTTGTCTCAAGAGACCTCCTATTTAGTTTTTTTGATTAATTCTTGATTGGCTGCATTAAAAGCATTTATCATAAAGTCATTTAATACTTGATCTAACTTATCTGATTTAATATGCACTTTTTTATTTAGATCATCCTCTAATAATTCTGTTGCAAGTTTTAAGTCTGTAATAGATTGATGAATACTATTAAGTTTATTTACGACTAATATTGAAGCCGTAGATGTTATTACTAATAAAGTTATTATAACTCCTATTAAAAACTTTTTCATTATTTCCACCATTCGTTTTCTTGTTCGATTGCAATATCAACATCCGACTTTTCTCTCTCTGTTAGATTGTCTGTAATCTGATCGAAATAACACCAATATGTGCCTGTATTACCAAATGTATCTTTACCAGTAAATGTAACTGCACCTGTGTAATTTAAATCTGTGTCGTATGTTTTGGCATTCAAACTTGTATCGTTCTCAGCAGCAACATCATTTTTTTCAGTTGCAATACCAATATTAATTATTTCACCTGTTCTACCGTGATTTGCTTTGATTGTATCACCTACATTTATTATCATAATATACCTCTCTTGTTAATTAATTTAGTTTGTGTATTCTTCAACATAATCTGCGAGATCATCAAATTTAGAATCTAAATCAACATCATCACAATAAACATCATCATCTTTATGTTTTGTATTGAAATCGTTGATTATTTTTTTCATATCTTCATTACACTTTGCAAGTAAACTATCACATTTATTGTGTAATTCTCCAATAGCATTAAGATATTCTTTTTCATTCATAGACATATTATACATTCCTCTCTAGTTGTTTGTCAATTAAATTTTCACTTATTATTTCATGTAAAGTTTTTCCTTTAGAAAATAGTTTTTTCTTTGCAATGGCAATCCTCTCTTCTATTCTCTTTATACTTTCAATCTCTTCTAATCCGATATTTGTTGCGAAATTAGAAAT